TGTTTATCAGATACAGTACAAAATGATTGGAAGGTAAGATATGGAGATACACTCGTTGGTGTTACTACTACTTCTCTTTATGGCAATACAAAGTCAGGTGGTCTTTCTCAGTATGATGGCTTGGAACATTGGAATAAAATGGGTTTCTCATCTGGCTCGGTCGCTTTTGAACCAAGTCGCAAGACTGTCAACATGGTTTACGATTGGGTAAAAGAAAACTATACAGAAAAATATTTTGAATGGTGGGAAGCCAAGAATCCAAAAGGTTTACCATTGAAACGTGACCACAAAAATCGAACACTTAATTTTGCCTATTCTAAACTAGGCATTCCAAAAGAATTGATTCGTACAGAACACCAGAGAGGCATCTATTTTTCTCCTCTCTACAATAACACCAATGAATATCTCCGCAAGGAGATTGGTGATAAAGAACTGGTTAAATCTTTTGATACCAGTGAAGAAACCTTGACACAAATTTGGAAAACCAAATATGCTAAAGGTCGTATATCAATGTTGAAGAAAAAGAACAATGTATCTTATGAATCTTTGTTCTATGATGACTTGATATACTTGTCTTGGGAAGAAACCAAGGCAAAATATCTGCCACAAGTTGGCAGATAATTCAAGTGTACCGCCAGGTTGCTTGACATACGTACTATATAATAGTATAATATGAACACTTGTGCAAACAAGACTTTGAAACTTTGTCATTAGGAGATTAATATGACTAAACTATCCGCTAAGCAAAAAATGCTTAACTTTTTGAGCAAAACTGAAGGTTACAATACCTTGACTACAGCACAAGCTCGTGCTCGCTTCGGCATCACAAACGTTGCTGCTCGCATTGATGAACTGCGCCAAGAAGGCAATGTCATCTACACCAACACCAAAACACGTGGTGATGGTTCTAAGGTTGCTTCTTACCGCATGGGTAAACCAACTAAAGCTATGGTGCGTACTGCACTTAAAGCAGGTTACAGCTTAGCTTAAACCACTTATAGGGAGACTACCGAAAGGTGGTACTCCCTTTTTTTATTATTTGGAGAGCAAATGGAAATTTCAATTAAAAAAGAAGAACTACAAACTAAAAGTATATTTGTAGCCACACCAATGTATGGTGGAATGAATCACGGATTATATGCAAAGGCGTGTCTCGATTTGCAAGCAATCTGTATGCAATACGGCATTCAAATCAAATTTTCATTTCTTTTCAATGAGTCTTTGATTACACGTGCAAGAAATTATTTGGTGGATGAATTCATCCATCGTTCAGATTGTACTCATCTATTATTTTTAGATGCAGACATTCATTTTGATCCAAGAGATGTTATTGCATTGTTGGCACTCAATAAAGATGTTATTGGTGGTCCTTATCCTAAGAAAGCCATCAAATGGAAATCGGTTAAAAAGGCAGTAGAAAAGAATCCTGATATTGATCCTAATTTATTGGCTAATGTTACTGGAGATTATGTTTTTAATCCAGTACAAGGTACTGCAAAGTTTTCTGTAACCGAACCATTAGAAGTATTGGAAATTGGTACAGGTTTTATGTTAGTTAATCGTGAAGTATTTGGTAAAATGGAAGCGGCATATCCAATGATTCGTTACAAACCAGACCATGTTGGCCAAGCACACTTTGACGGCACACGTTACATTCAAGCATTCTTTGATACTGTCATTGACACAAAAGATTCTATTACAGGTGGTGGTTCAGACCGTTATCTATCTGAAGATTATATGTTCTGTCAAATGTGGCGTAAGATGGGTGGTGTAATTCACTTATGTCCTTGGATGAAAACAGACCATATTGGCACATACCACTTTAAAGGAGATATGCCTGCTGTTGCTAACTATGTTGGTGAAATGTAATGGGTGCAGGCCGTAAGTATGATGGAGGTAAATTGGAATATGGTTTACTACCATCATTTGCATTAGAAGAGACAGTCAAAGTACTTACCTTTGGTGCTCAAAAATATGAACGTGGCAATTGGCAGAAAGTACCTGATGCCAAACGCAGGTACTTTGATGCAATGGAACGGCATATTTGGGCTTGGAAGAAAGGTGAACAACTTGATCCTGAATCCGGCATACATCACTTAGCCCACGCAATGTGCTGCTTGATGTTTTTGTATGAACATGATATAATAGACTTTGAACAATTAAATAATGGAGAAGTGAATGAAACTATCTAACGAAACACTTAACGTGTTAAAGAACTTTGCTGGAATTAATTCTGGTATTGAGTTCAAAACTGGCAATAAGATTGCCACCATCTCATCTACAAAGACTGTGCTTGCCAAAGCTACTTTGACTGATGAATTTCCACAAGACTTTTGTATCTATGATTTGAATCAGTTTCTATCTGTTCATTCATTAGGTAAAGATACAGAGTTGGCTTTTGATTCTAATAATGTAATCTTCAAATCTGGTCGTTCAAAGACCAAATATCGTATGACTGCCAAATCTATGATTGTTTCGGCACCAGATAAAGAGTTGACTTTGCCATCTATTGATGGTTCTTTTAAACTTAAAGATGAAGACCTGGCTCAAGCATTAAAGAATTCTGCTGTCTTGGGTTCACCTAACATTGCATTTGAATCTGATGGTTCTAAAATCTCTGTTACGAACTTCAATGCAAAAGATGACTCAGCACACACAAACACAATAGAAATCGGTACAACTGATAGTGATAAACAATTCAAGGCTGTATTCTTAGTTGAAAACTTTAAGATGATTCCTGGTACATACAATGTCCAAGTATCGTCAAAAGGTCTGGCTTCGTTTGTAAATGAAAAAGGCGACTTGCAGTATTGGATTGCAATTGAAGCTAAAGAATCTAAATTTGGAGAATAATATGTTTTATGTAACTGATGCTGTCACCAAAAACCGTGTGGCTATTAGTCCAACACATGTGGTTGCCGTATTTAAAATCCCTGAAGTTGACACTCAAGGACAAAAAAGCGAAATGGCCGGTTTTACAGGTATTAATCTTGTAAACGGAAGCATTGTTTGTCAAGAAGAAGATTACGCTGTCGTGGCAGAAATCAATAACTCACAAGGTGTTGTCACATGGAACAATGGTAACGTAGAACTAGATAAGGCTTAATATGACTAAAGTGAATACATTATTTGGTTCCTATGATGATGAAGCATTAAAGAAACTCAAAGGTTATGTGGATGAGGTCGTACTTCATATGCATAGAAATGATGGAAACAATGCTGCCATCAAAGACATTGTTGAAATTGCACATGATGAATTGAAAGTACCTAAAAAGATTTTCAAACGCATGGCAAAAACTCAACACAAAAATTCTTTCCAAACAGAACTTGCGGAATCAAAAGAATTCGAAGCACTATATGAAAGTATGGTTGAGGTAAAGTAATGCAAGTATTCAATATTACCCGTGAACAATATATTGCTGTATTGGAAACTGAAGTTGAAACACTTAGCCGATACTATTACAAACCAATAACAGAAGGTACTGGACACTTCAATACAACAGTCGGTGTTTTGAAACAACGAATTGAAGAACTGAAATCTTCTACTGGAATTAGTGATGAAAAATTTGTTTATCGTAACATCAGCAATCAAAACTAAATCTGGTTCTATTGATAATGAAACACGGTTTAAACAAACCATTGATGGTTTAAAATCACTAAGAGCAAAATCACCAGAAGATATTATTTTTCTTGTTGATGCTTCAACAGAAAGAATTAGTGAAGAAGAACATTTCATACTAAGTAAATTGTGTGATAGAAGTATGATGTTATTTGGTGATGTAGATTTGATGAATTTATCCGAAAAAGATTCAAAGTCTGCTGCTGAAATTACATTGTTATCTAAAACACTAAATGTTCTGAAGAAAGAAGATTTGTCTAATATTAAACGTATATTTAAACTATCAGCAAGAACAAATCTTTTGGATGGTTTTAACATACAAGAGTATGATAAAACTGAGCTGAAAGGTAAGTATGTATTTAAGAAACGTATTTCTACGTGGATGCATCCACAACATCAACTAGATGCTGGGTGTGACCATTTGTTGATTACAAGGATGTATTCTTTGTGTGTATCGTTAATAGATGATTATCTTAAAACCTTACAAAAATGTTATGTCGATACAATGGGATTAAATGGTTTAAAAGTTTCTTTACCTGATACTGAACATGCTCATTATAAAAATATCGATAAACACTATTTGGTAGAATTTGATAACATACATTGTGAAGCATTTTTGGCTGGTGGTAAAACTGAGATATACTAATGCATCAACTTGAAATATCATTTTTTTATCCTCTAACGGAACAAATTCCGTTAGATTTGGATTTTACTCTAACCGAAGAATGGATTGCTGA